AATGACCCAATCTCATTGACCAGTACTTGATGCAGATCCTGCATTTTGTCTTTGCTAATGTACTTGCGCAGCCGGTTGAGCAGGATGGCACGGTTGTTTTTGGCAGTATAAAAGCCAAGTTTTTCAACATACTTGCTTGCCATCTTATCATATACAAACCTGCGATAGAGCCGAGGGTACTGATCCATGGTCAGCTCCTCTTGGACAGCTGCGCCGACGTGGTTTACCTCGCAAACGATCAGCGCATCGTGGTATTTGCGCCCCAACTGGAGCACAGAGGTCGCAAACTGATGCACCGGCACCCGCTGATAGATCCATGCCACTGGTTTGATGCGGTCTTTATTGGTTACATCGAGCACACAAGCCGCACTAAAGTCACCATTCGTCGATCCTGACGCCGCATCACAGCCAAGTATGTAAACATGCCCAGCTTTTGGCTTTTCAATGACTTCTGTGCTGCGGTTGACTTCTTCCGGTATCCATTCGCCGGAAAAATACATGTCACCGCTGTGCAAAAACGCTTGTTGCGGCGTGGCGGGGTACTCTTGGCTGAACTGTTTCCAGTCATCGCCGCATTTTTGGTTGATGCACCACTTCATCCAGCGCACTTGCGGCTCTGTCAGCTCGTTTTCGCGCACAAACTGCACTTCTTCTGGTTCTAGCGGGCGCTCGATGACGCGTGCGATCTCTTCATCGAAACGGATCGGCTCGTGCTCGTAATCGAAGTAGTTTCCTTCGTCATCACGGTGCAGAACGTAGGATTTTAGCGCCATCCACGGCAAAAATACCTTCTTATAGCCGTTGTCACTCATCCACCACGGGTAGAAATGGTTGAAACTGTTGGCTGTTGTCTCAATAAACGCTGACCCACGGTCAGTTAGGGACTGCATCGCAGCTGTAAACACCTCATCTGCCTTGTCCCAGAAGGCCATTTCGCTACAATGCAGGTACTGAACTGTTTTACCACGCAGTTTATTAGGCGAGTTAGCCGTTGCGATGCGAATAAAGCCCGTATGTTTCTTAAACACGAGCTCTGTTTTGGTTGAGTGCTTGGTTGGATAGTATGCCTGCATCCAATCGGGCAGGCACTCGTAGAAGTTCTTGTAGATCCCGAAGATACTGGCAGCTGCATCCGTCTCGTGTGCGATCACGACGGCGCGCTCATGCTGATTGAACAGCACTTTCCAAAAAAAGTATGCTGCGATCCACGTGCTAATGCCTTCCTGGCGCGCTTTGAGGATGCCCACACGGGTGCGCCCGCTGGCAACCACGTCCCACACCTGTCGTTGCGGATCATTCCACACAAAGGGGATCAAGCGCCCCTTCTTATCGACGATGTTTAGGACTTCACGCGAAAAGAAATCGAAGTCACTAGCGCACGCGTTGACAAACGCTCGCTTTGGTTGACTTAGCGCCGTCATACAAGCGGCAGGATTCGATCCAAAGCAGCCTCAGGCGCATAAATCACGTTGACCGACAACGATCCGGCGGTAACTTCCGACAGCTTGTGCCCTGCATCCGGGGTAAACGTCACCGTCACGCTGCGCTCGTAGTCACTTACGTCGCAGGCCATCCCCGTGAGGCGAGCTCCTGGCGTGCTGGGAACAGCCTTGATGCCGGTGCCCGCTCCAGTAAACACATCTTCACCGTCGTACCAGCCGTCTGCATCGGTATCTGACGGGTTAGACCAGCCCAGATCCACCACGCAGGAGGCAAGCCCACCACCGCTAAACTCGACATCCAAGCTGATCCAGCGTTGCAGCACAACCGCGCGCGCCGGAATCTTCTCTTCAAGCGTATAGACTTGTGCAGCGCCATTGACGGCAGCTTGCAGAATATCAAAACTTACGGTTTGCGACAGGCAACTTGTGGTTGCATTGCCGCCGCCCCTTGCAGTGCTCACGCTCATTTTTGCTCCAATGCAGCGATTCGTTGTGTGTCACGATCCGTGCGTTTGTACAGGATCTTGATGTCAGCAGTATTACGCAACACCTCGGTGCGCAAGACCGGCACGACACTACGGGTCACGCGTGTTGCCTCATCGAGATCATTCATCAGGCGCCGCACCCACCACATGGTAATGCCGCCGATGCCTGCCAGGATAAGCTGCCCTAAGTTGATGGTCAGTTGCAGCTCCATCAGACTTCCTTCCCGATTGCGGCGCTGATCTTTGCGTAGTGGTTTCGCATTTCACCTAGCCCCTCTTTGATAAGAGATTCGGTGTCCTGCACCTCTTTATCAATAGCGTCCAGGCGCGTCACCCACTGAAGCCGCTCATCGTCATACTTCTTGACCACCTCCATGAAGCGGTCCCTGACTTCTGCCTCACGACGGTTGCAGTCTTCCATCTGTTCCCGCAGCTGCTTCTGAAAGTTGTCAGTTAGGTCATCCAGGCGCTTAGCCATCTTGATGTACAGCCAGAAGATCGCACCACTGGCTAGCCCCAGCGCCCCGAAGTCAGCCAGCATTTGCAGGATCTGGTTGGAGTCCATTACCGGCCACCACGCAGCGAAGTCAGCTTTGCGGTGAGCTCAGCGTCAACACTGTCGGTTTCTTCCACTTTCAGCATGGGCTCTAGTGAAGCGACAGCTTTGAGCGCCACCTCTAGCAGCTTAGCGTTGCCGTCATCATCCATTGCCTGGCTAATGATTTGCAGCTTCATGCGCTTGATGTCCTCGGTGTTCAGATCCGAAGGGTCAATGCTCTTGATGCGCTCAAGCAATCCTTTTAGCTGAGACATTGCGCTCTCCTTTGAAGTACCAGTCCTGAAGATGTTCGATGAGCGCCTGAATGCCTTCACGAGCCATCATTTGGTTGCCGTTGTATTCTAAATGAGCCAGATCATTCAAGCTAATCACGTCAAGCAGATAAGCCGCCTCTCCAACTCCAGCATGGCGGATGACTTCTTCAATCACCTGATAAACCCATATGCGGGTGTCAGGATAAGCGTTGTAAGTACCCTTGCCGCCTTGTGCCTGAGCCATGGAGCTGTTGGCCATCAGCAAGTCTACCTCAGGTAAAACGATTGCCCTTATAGCCTCTTTTGCTATGTGCTTGTCGTAGGCTCTGAGCGCCTTAGCCCATGAGCTCCTAGAAGTAGGAGAAGACCCCAAGACAGCAACACCGTTAGTATATACCCAACCCAAGACATCATCAGACTTCTCCGCATACTTTGAAAAAATTTTTTGGTCTTCCTGTCCCGATGCCGCCCAGATCCTGAGCATGGTCTGCACGCAGCTAGGGTGCAAACACGGGCCTGACTCAGCATACAGAAAGTATTTATCCCCATGTGCTTTACAGACGACCATCAAGTATCCCGTCTTCTGGTGGCTTCAGCAGCCTATCCAGCTTCTCGACGGTCAGCATCTCCACCTTGCAGTACTGGCACCGCCGCTTCCGAACAACGTCATACTCGCCAACGTCAGCCTGAGTTTCCACTTCCCCCAGGCTCTGCCCTGTGGCAATGGATTCCAAGACTCCTACATCGCAGATCGGGCAGTGAAGCATAAGCCCCGCTAGCACAACAGGGGGGTCGTGAAAAACCCTGAGCGTGACCCTAAAAAAAAGAAGCCGCTAAAACCCTAGGAAAACTTAGGTTTTTTGAGGGGGCTTGACACCCCATTTTTCCCTCAGGTATTACCTCCGGTGTAAGACAGAGATTCCACTGTGGTTTGAGCTGAATAGCCACACAGTGATGAGGCCCCACCCAACAAAGGCAAGAGCATCTTCCCTGAAAGAAAGAGGATTTTGCTTTTGAAGGGTGGCACCCAAAGCCAAAGACTCTGAACAGCCTTGAGGGGGGCAGCCACACAGCAGCGGGCCAGCTCCAGCACTTGCAGATCCAACCGAAACTTTCTGAGTTGCACCGGATTGTGTGGGTGATCTTGTAAACGACCACGGGGGTATGCACAGCGATCGGGGGTCGAGCTTCGCCGGCCAGCTTCCGGCCTCACAGCGGGCCTAAGTGCTTGATAACGCTTGCGTTCGCCACGCTGCCGGGGGTGCCTCAGCTGCAGCCGCCGCCCCTGAGGCTTCCCACCCGCCTCAGCCGCCGCTTCCGCAGCGAGCTCGTGCCGCTGAGGTGGTCCCCGTGGGGTGAGCTCGTGCCGCCCCGGTGGGGGTGGTGGTGGCGCCGGGTGGCAACCCCTGAGCTCACGGGCATAAGTCCCCCCCGTCACCGTGCGGCAACCTCTCACCCTCTAAG